CCCGAAGGGGCGGGAAAGGGCAGAAACCGCAGGCGGGTTGGTAATTTGGCAGATTGCAGGTTGGCAGACTGGTTTTAGCCCCCTTTTTAAAGGGGGTGGCGCGTAGCGCCGGGGGTTTGCTTTCAGTCTGATAGATTGGAGCAAGCGCCTTTCCTCCCTCTCCCTCCCCCGTTATGCGGGAGAAGGGACGGGGTAGAGGTGTGACCGCGCCACTACCGCTTTCTGCTTGAAGGAAAAATGTAAGAGCTTAAATCAAAGCAGCTCTGACAGTTGTCTCACCCACCTCGCCATAAATGGCGACGATTGCGCTTAAAAGCTATTCAAACATGACCGGGTTGAAAATGGCGGGAGCAACCCTTATCTTTTGCTCATTCGTTTTTGCAAAGGCTTTTGCCATGCGGCTTGACAAACTCACAACCCGGTTTCAGCAGGCGCTTGCCGACGCGCAAAGTCTGGCAGTCGGCAATGACCAGCAGTTCATCGAACCCCAGCATCTTCTGCTGGCCTTGCTCGAACAGGAAGACGGCAGCACGGCGTCGCTGCTGCAACGAGCCGGGGTTGCCGTTCAGCCCTTGCGGGCGGCGCTTGTTCGCGCCCTGGAAAACCTGCCGAAAGTCGAAGGACACGGCGGCAACGTGACCGTGGGGCGCGATCTCGGCAATCTGTTCAATCTCACCGACCGCGAGGCGCAAAAGCGCGGCGACCAGTTCATCGCCAGCGAAATGTTCCTGCTTGCGCTTACCGAAGACAAAGGCGAAGCCGGGCGGCTACTGCGCGAGCACGGCGTAAACCGCAAGGCGCTGGAATCGGCTATTGACGCCGTGCGCGGCGGCGCGTCGGTTGACAATCCAGAGGGCGAAGGGCAGCGCGAAGCATTGGCAAAATACTGTACGGATATAACCGAACAGGCGCGGGTCGGCAAGCTCGATCCGGTGATTGGTCGTGATGATGAAATCCGCCGCGCCATTCAGATTCTTCAACGGCGCTCCAAGAATAATCCGGTTCTGATCGGAGAACCCGGCGTCGGCAAGACGGCCATTGTCGAAGGTCTGGCGCAGCGCATCGTAAACGAGGAAGTGCCGGAAACGCTGAAGGGAAAACGGGTGCTTGCGCTCGACATGGCGGCGCTGCTTGCCGGAGCCAAATATCGGGGCGAGTTTGAAGAACGGCTAAAAGCCGTACTGAAAGAAATCACCCGCGAGGAAGGTCGCATCATCCTCTTCATTGACGAATTGCACACAATGGTGGGCGCGGGCAAGGCCGAGGGCGCGATAGACGCCGGAAACATGCTGAAACCGGCGTTAGCAAGGGGAGATTTGCACTGCATCGGCGCAACAACGCTGGACGAATATCGCAAATACATCGAAAAGGACGCGGCGCTGGAACGCCGTTTCCAGAAGGTGCTGATCGAAGAGCCGTCTGTTGAGGCAACCATTGCCATTCTGCGCGGCTTGCAGGAGAAATACGAAATTCATCATGGAGTGGAAATTACCGATCCTGCCATCGTCGCTGCTTCTGAACTCTCGAACCGCTACATTACCGACCGTTTTCTGCCCGACAAGGCCATTGACCTGATTGACGAAGCGGCGGCGCGGATCAAGATGGAAATAGACTCCAAGCCCGAAGTCATGGACAAGCTCGATCGCCGCCTGATCCAGCTAAAGATCGAACGCGAAGCGGTCAGGAAAGAAAAGGATGAAGCCTCGCAAAAACGCCTTTCCCTGATTGAAGCGGAAATTACCCGCCTGGAAAAGGAATATTCCGACCTTGAAGAAGTCCTGAAGGCGGAAAAGGCGCACCTGCACGGAGCACGGCATATCAAGGAAGAGATTGACCGTCTCAAGGTCAGCATGGCCGAACTCCAGCGCAAGGGACAATTCGACAAGCTGGCCGAATTGCAATACGGCGAGTTACCCAAACTCGAAGCGCAACTGAAAGCCGCCGAGAAGGCGGACGGGGCGGGCGATGGCGCATCGAAACAAAACCGGCTGTTGCGTACTCAGGTTTGCGCGGAAGAAATCGCCGAAGTCGTCAGCCGCGCCACCGGCATTCCGGTTTCCAGAATGATGCAGGGCGAGCGGGAGAAGCTGCTCAAGATGGAAGAACGTCTGCATGAACGTGTCGTCGGCCAGGATGAGGCTGTGCGCCTTGTTTCGGACGCTATCCGCCGCTCACGCGCAGGGCTTGCCGACGAAAACCGTCCCTACGGCTCTTTCCTCTTCCTTGGCCCGACAGGCGTGGGCAAGACGGAGCTTTGCAAGGCATTGGCGAATTTTCTTTTCGATTCCGGGGAACACCTGATTCGTGTCGACATGAGCGAATTCATGGAAAAACACTCCGTTGCCCGTCTCATTGGCGCGCCGCCGGGCTACGTCGGTTTTGAGGAAGGCGGCTATCTGACCGAGCAGGTGCGGCGCAAGCCCTACAGCGTGATCCTGTTCGACGAAGTGGAAAAGGCGCATCCCGACGTTTTCAACGTCCTGCTGCAAGTCCTTGACGATGGCCGCATGACCGACGGGCAGGGGCGCACCGTGGACTTCAAGAACACGGTGATCGTCATGACTTCCAACCTCGGCAGCCAGATGATCCAGCAAATGGCGGGCGACGATTACGCCCTTATCAAACTCGCGGTCATGGCGGAAGTAAAAACGTCTTTCCGTCCTGAATTCATCAACCGCATTGATGAGATTGTCGTTTTCCATGCTCTTGACGAAGCGCACATTGCCGGGATTGCCAGAATTCAGATGCAACATCTGGAACAACGTCTGGCAAGGCTCGACATGCGGCTTGAAGTCTCCGATGCGGCGCTGGCGGAACTCGCCAGGGCAGGCTTCGATCCGGTTTTTGGCGCAAGGCCGCTAAAGCGCGCGATTCAGGAAAAGCTGGAGAATCCGCTTGCCAAGGCCATCCTCGAAGGCCAATTCGCCGCGAAAGATGTTATTCGTGTGGCATTCGATGGCAACGGGTTGGGGTTTGGGAAGGGGAAGAATCCACCTTCGGGAAGGGGGAAAAATTCACTCTTTGTCTGAATTGCAACAAATTATCAAAAAAAAGTTTACCGCCCTGTTGACATGTACCAAAAACTTGTTCTAACATGCGTCATGTTGCGCTGCAACATAAAAGTGTGCACGCCACACAAGCCGCAAGTCCGATTTCTTTTTTCACTTTTTTTGGAGTTTCATCATGACATTTTCTTCTCCTGAGCAATTAGCCGCTGCCAACAAGGCTGTCGTTGATTCCATGCTTTCCCTGGCTGCCACAGCCATTGATTCCGCCGAGCGCGTTGCTGCTCTTAACCTTAACACCGTGCGTTCCGTGCTGGAAGATTCAGTAACCAACACCAAGGCTCTCATGAGCGCGAAAGACCCGCAGGAAGCTCTTTCCCTGCAAGCCTCTCTGGCGCAGCCCAATGTTGAAAAGGCGGTTGCCTATACTCGCAGCATCTATGAGATTTCCGATCAGGCCAAGGAAAGCATTGCCCGTCAGGCTGCCGCCAACTTTGCCGACTGGCAAAAGCAATCTTCCTCCCTGATGGAGCAAATCAGCAAGTCTTCCCCCGTCGGTTCCGATGTGGCTGTTGCCGCGCTGAAGTCTGCCATTGCTGCCACGAATTCTGCTTTCGACAGCCTGAACAAGGCCGCCAAACAGTTTTCCGAAATCACCGAAGCCAATGTAGCCGCCGCCACCAACGCCACTGTCAAGGCCGTTGGAGCTACCGCCGCTGCCGCTTCTCCCTCGAAAAAGAAATAAGAGCGGTTTATACTGTCCTTCTTCTTTCCGCTACGCTCTTCACATTCACGGAGCGTAGCGGCATTTTTCTTAAAAGGAGCAACAACAATGCGTGAAACACTTGAACCGTTTGTAGCTACGCAAAAAGCTGGCGCAGATGTCCTCTTGAACCTGATTCGTTCGTCCTGTAACGGCCTTGAGCGCCTGACCGCGCTTAATATGTCGGCGGCGCGTGAATTTCTCAATTCATCCGTCACCAATACCCAGCAGATTCTTGCGCTCAAAAATCCGTCTGACCTTTCCCGCCTCAATCTGGCACAACCCGCGCTGGAAAAGTGGCTTGAATATTCGCGCGAGGTGTACGATCTGGCCGTCACCCTGCAAAAGGAAGTCAGCAACATTGCTGAAGGGCAATATGAGCAAATCAGCAAAACTGCTTCGGCTTCTCTGGATAAAAGCGCCCCCGGCGGCGACGTTCTGGCAGCGACGATCCAATCCTTCATGAAGGAGTACGGTCGCGCGTTTGATCAGATGAACGTTTTTTCCCGCCAGGCCAGCGCCATCGCTGAAGCCAATCTCCAGGCGGTCACCAACGCTACCAAGGCTACTGCTGCCAAGACTCGTTGATACCTGAATTTCCCCAAAAACCTGACTGATTAACAACAGTCAGGTTTTTTTTGCGCTGGCGCAATTCATTTCAGCGCTGGTACAGTTCAGCGCTGGTACAGTCCAGACTTTCCGCATGACTTCCCTGCCCTTCTACCCTGTTCCCCTTCTTTCACCATTTTGTCTGCTGGCGATCCCCCTACCCTTGCCCGCAGCTCCTTCATTTTAAGATGGTAAACAGATTCACGCAGACGCGCAGATGATGAAGCGATAAAAAAGCCCTTGAAAGTGAGTATTATCAAGGGCTTGAGGCTGGTAGGCCGAGTGGGACTCGAACCCACGACCAACGGATTAAAAGATGTATGGTTTTTTCATAAATATCAAATTGTTAAGGCTAAAATTGTTCTACAATTTTGGAAAAATCATAGTTCCAAAAGCCTTATGGGGCGCGGCCTCTGATTTTTTTGTAGAATGAAAATTGCATTTAGGGGCAGCGTATAAACGAACGAGGCAGAACAAAAAAATCATCGAAAACACACAAATTCTTGATCTATATCAAGAAAAAAGACTTGACTTTCTCCCATTTGGACGTATAATGAAGTTATGGATAACGAATTGTTATTCATCCGCCGCCCCACGGTGTGGGGCATCAAGGAGAATATAATGTTTCATGCATCAGAATTCAAAGGGTCAGAGACCTACAACGTCGAATGCACCGGAGATTGCGTTGTAAACGACGAGGTGCAATTTGAAAGAGCGACTTTTAGCGGATCGTTCAGGCGACCGAAATTTAACGGTTTTGAGCGGATTACTGCGAAAATCGTAGCGGATAGCTACGGGAAAGACAAGCAGCAGCACACGTTCACTTTGCAATTGGCTGATGGTAACACAATACGGATTAAAGGGCGGAATCTGTATGCAAATGGCGTGTGGAGGAAGGCATGGCCTGACGAAAACCTGAGACGTATTGCTCTTGACGAAAAACACAAGCGCGGCGACGCAGCGCGAGCCGCGAGAACCGCCAGAAAGGAAAATTATGAATACGATCGTTGAACGAATTCAACAAGCCGATGTATGCGAGTATATTGATCTTGTTGGACAAGAGAAAGACCTGTACAGGGGCGTAGGCTGGCGGCTTGCCCGCTTTGAAAACGGCATACTGGCCGAGATATATGACATCGAAAATGTGCCGATGCAAGAAAATATCGAAGCAATGACAGCCGCCGCTATTGCCAACGCCCGCGCATGGCTTAGTGAACGAGATGCAACACAGGTGTATTTTGTCTTGTGTTCATGTTACCAGCTTTGTGAGCCGGTTGCAATGACAAACGAATGGGCTTGGAAAAAAATGGAACAAGTCCTTTTTAATGAATTTTCATTAATTGATTCAGTTGAATGACATCATCAAGGAGAACGACATGAGCAAGAAACTTTACAGTGTGCTTTGGTTTTCGCCACGTAGATTTGCCAACGAGTGCACGTATATTTACGGCCTGACTGCGCACATTGAGAAATTTTGCGAGTTGACAGCCAATGAAAATAACCATTGGCATTGGGACAAACGGAATTTTACGACAATGGCAACTGCCGAAAAAGCCGCTCGTAGACTCTGCAACCGCGACCACAGGGAAAGCCCGCCGTATGAGCTATGTCACATCAATTATGAATGCGTCGAAGAATTGCTTGCGGAACACGAAATATATGAAGCTGCTGAGCGACATGGTCGCCGCCGCATGGACGCAGAATACGCTGACATAGGCTGATTCGGACAAAAAGCCCCGTTGCCGGGGCTTTTTACTTCAACAGGAGAAAATAAAATGGTCAATCACCCTAACCGAGGCTGGCGGAAACGCTGGACAGTAGACCTTGAATCCTGCACAGCGACGCACCGCGACGGCTGGATTTTCCGATTCACCCTCGACGAAGAGGACGGCGCGGCGTGGGATGGAAAGTGCATTTCTCAACCCGTCCCTCTTCCGCCGGATTTCGCCAGAATCGCGCACAGAATCGCAAGAGAAGCCGGGGAGATTTACCGCGAAACGTTACGCAAAAGGCATTAACTATGACCCCTGAAGAAATCCGCGCCGCCCGCATGGAGCTTGGCCTTACGCAAAAAGAATGCGGTGCGAGGTTTGGCTACTCGCTCTCAGGCTGGCAAAAGAAGGAAAACGCCGGAAAAAACGGAAGACAGCTAACCAATGGTGAGGAAGAATTACTATTGTTGTTAACCGGCAAACATCCGCATTTCATATTGATACGACGGAAGACTTGACCGCGCTTTTGGGTTTGATATAATGCTCCCCGCTGGCGGTATTTCTCTTGAGGAATAATGGGACGCCAGCCGCGCCGCCTTCGGGCGGCGTGTTACTGCGCTTCCAGAGCTACGGCGCAATCCTCATGCCGTCGGGCGCAAATTTCATAACGCTGCGTCGTATCAAACGCCCAGAGGCGCAGGGATTCAAAGCTGGCGGACACGGGTTCGGGCAGGACGGGACAGCGCATGACGCACTCAATCGGAATCATGCGCGGCATCTCCGCTATTGGCGCGACGTATCGCGTCGAGGAGCAAGCGGTAAGTAGAATCGTCAAGCTGACAATCAGGAGCGGGGGTTGCGCGGACATATTCGTTCCTTTCCTTGGTCTGGCGGGTATCAATGACAGCGTTCTTTCTGGCGGCGGCGGCGGCTTGTTGAAGCGCGGCGTCAATCTGGTTGCGGGTTTGTTCCACGACGGCATGAGCCGCCTTCAGCCGGAATTCGTTTTCGGCCTCGCGTTCAACTGCGGCGCGGCCTTCGGCGTAGCGATAGCCTGTAAACGCGCCGCAGGCAAGGCCGATAACCAGCGCGGCTGCGGTGGTGTAGAGAGTGTTCATGATGCGGTTTCCTTAAAGCCATTGACATTGCTATAGCGAAACGATTTATTGCTATAGCAATGTCAATGGTATTTGATAGGCAACAAAAAGCCCGGACAGGCCGGGCTTGGAAAAGCGGGCGGAAAGCAGGAAATCACCGCAACACGCGGCAGGCTCCCGTGGATTCGCAGCGGACAGAAAGCACATCTCCATTGACGCACTCGACGTTGTAGCTCTCAACTCCCGCGCCCTGCGCGGTCAGTCTGGCAACAGGATACTGGTTGCACGCCCTTACTTCCGGCAGGTTCTCAACCGTATATGAATGCCTTCCGGTTTTGACGGGAGCATTTGGTTGTCGGGCGGATTGGGTCTGGATTTGAGGTTGAGATGAAATTTCCGGAGTTAATCTTCTTCTGGCTTCCGTGCTGACGTTGACTCCATCCATTTTTACTGCTGCAAGCAATAAATCGGTTTTCCCGTCAAATACGAGGATTATTTCTTTTCTGTCCATCTGGCCCGTAGTAAAAGCCCCAGCAGGAACAATCGTGTTGCGAATCATCAGCCAGCGATGCAACCAGTTCCCCCTTGACGTGAACTCTGATTTTTCAGGAATGCCCAATGCGTTTTTAGCTTCTTGGAATGTTGTTTTGCCTATCTCAAATTTTTCTAAGTGCTGTTCGTCAAAGTCTTTGCCAATCATAGAAGTGGCACAACCGCTTAGAGCCAATAGGCATATGGCAGCAAAAGCAATCAAGCGTTTCATGACATTCTCCCGTCAAAAAGCGACAATGTAATTCATGATGTATCCGTCGTCTACCATTTTCTCAAACATGTTCGCCTCACGGAAACACCACCGTCCATTCATGTCTCTGATAGCTCGTCACTCCGTCGCGTATGGATTCAAGCAGGAAGGTATGCGCGCCGGTCGGCAGGTGTGAGCCGGGCGATTGGAGGTTAATCGGCGGGAATTGCCATGTCCAGCTTGTCCCCGTGAGGCCGGATACGTCAGCCACAACCGCGCCTGCGTCATCCGTTATCCGTAGCCGATAGGTCGTACCCGGCTCCGGCCCCATTGAGCCGGACAAGGTATCCACCAGTAAATCCGCCTGCAACAACCTGTCCCGATGCGCCCAGGTAATCTGCATCGAAGCGGCAAACTGATTCAGGGTGATAGAAGCAGGGTAAGCCTGTCCGTTTATTCTGAAACTTCCGGGCGGATAAGGCCGTCCCTGTCTGCCGGTAAGGAGCAGGGATACGGTAGGGGCGCTCCCTTCCGCCAATCTCTCGCCATTGGTCATGCGGGTCAGGAGTTTTACCTGCGCGTTCGTGCCCGCCGCGTATTCGGTCGCGCAGTAGCCAAGGTCATCATGAGCGCCGTAGAACCAGATTCGCGTTCCGGCGTCATGCGCCTGCGGCACGGTGTCCAGACAGCCGCGCCCCAGACTTATCACTCCGGTCGCCTCGTTAAAGGATACAACCCTGACTATCTCCTCTCCTATCAGAGCCGCCTCGCCTGTCGCTTCCGGCGGAATAAACGATCCGGCGGGGAGAGTGGCCGTCGTCGCCGTAATCGTCAGGGCGGACGCCAATTCCGCGACCGGGCAGAACGTCCCCTGAAACTCGGCATTGACCGTGAAGGGCGCATTCCCTGTGCGCGTCGCCACATCATAGCCTTCGTGCAGCCCGCCCGGCGATTCCGCGACCGCTCCTACAAAAGAGGCATGAACATCCAATAGCCGCGCCTCGTTCGCTCCCACCGCCCGTAAAATCTCCCGATAGGGAGAATCGAATACCGCGCTGTCAGGGGCGGCTCTCGGTATGAACTCCGGCGGAACATAACCTGATTCCTCGTCGGTGTGATACGAGGCCGAAGGCATCCCGAACACGTCCTGAATCGCCTCGATTGTCACCGTGCCGTCCGTGCCCTCGCCGTATTCAACCCTACCTGCGCGAAGAATCATGTTGGTAATGCCCAGTTCCGGCGCGGATATCCGAAACACATCCCCAGGCACAAGGAGCGCGGCTCGGCGATCCAGCTTCAGATTGCACTTCTTCAGCCCGCCGCTTGTAATCTTCAGGTCGCGCAGCGCAACCCTTCCCGCAATCTCCGATGTAGGAATGCCCGGATATTCGCGGGTCTCGGAAATAACCGCCCCGTCGGTGACCGCAAGACTTGCGGCGTTTCGCGCCCTGACTTCCCGCTCCTTGCCGTCTGCGGGCGACACGAACTTGACGATGATCTCATTTGGCGCGGCAAGAAGCGTCATTGATTCAAATTCCTCTACTTCCAGAAGTCCCGAATCAGCATCGAATAACGGAAGGGCGGCAGGATTGTAATCGTCCCGAATCAGCATGATCTTTATCTTCCCGCTTTGCCGATCCACATGCACCCCGCCGCCGATGTGATTGAGCACGATCTGTCCGAACGCGTCAATGGTGTCCTGGCGTGTCCATTTCAGACACAGGCCGAAGCCTTCTGCGTGGAGCTTGTCCGCGACTGCCCGCCAGGAAGCGTCATCCATGAAGGATGGCGGAAGCCCTCGCCCCATGCGGGTGTCGGTATAGACCTGATAGAGGATATGCGCTGGATTCATCGCCTTGATCTGTCCGTTATCCATCCAGATAGCGGCCTTTTCTGGATACCAGCAGCCGTTCTCCCAGCCTTCGGTTGTGCGTCTGACCCGAAACGACCAATGCTTCAGATATGGATTCATTGCGGATAGCCAGCCGTCCCAGAACGCGGTCGTCACCCCGCGAAACGCCGGAACAAGACCGCCAAGCATTCTGGTCAATCCTGCATGACGTTGCATGTCCGCCTTGCCGAAGAGGATGTGCAATGTGCCGTCCAGGCCACCTTCCCGCTTTTCTCCGCCAAAGAGGCCGCGTTTGTTGACGCGAATCGAGGTAAAGCCGGTTGAGTCCGCGCTCAATGAGCCTTTATACGCCCTTTTCTCGCCGACCTGGACTTCGACGACCTCATCCACAGGGCCGCGACACAAGCCCATGTGCAGGCCAAGCGCGTACCAGTAGCCAATTGTGGTCTTTTTGCTTTTACCGCCCATTGTCAAGTTCCTTTAGCCTGCGCCTTGCGACATCAACGGCCTCTGCCGCGCCCGCGTCGTTGGTCGCCAGGAGCACGGACGCAGGAATGCCGGAGCGGACGAATTCCGCCCAGTCAATGCCGTGCCGTGCCGCCCATTGACGGCAGCCCCGCATACAAAGCCCGGTCTTTCCGGCAAAGCGGACATGGGCAAGGTCGGAGGGATAAACAATCACGTCATCCATAGCCATCATTTCCCGCTCTTGGTGCGAATCGGACTTGTGCGGAAATTGCCGATGCCGAGCACGAACCAGTCGGGTATCCAGCAGTCTCCGAATACCCATATCTGGGCGGAACCCTCGACATGCTGCGGCACATCGAAGTCCTCCAGGCTCGCCGGTTTGGGAACCTTTGGCTTTGGCGCGAGCGCCGCCGCGACAATCGCCGAGACAATGGCGATTACTATTTGAACAACATATTGATACCAGACGTTCTCCTTCGCTCTAATAGAAGAGCATTGCCTCAAACGGCGATACGCCGGGCATGTGCCGGAAACCGCCGTAGTTGAGAAGATTGTTATAGATGTCGTCGCACATCGCGCTGGTCTGATTGCAACCGGGCGTGACGACGATTGACTGGCCGACCATCAACCCCGCCGTGCCGGAGAGGAGCGTGAGCCTTAGCCCGTCTCTGGCCTCTATGGCGCGGTGTTCGACGATTGAATCAGCCGCGCCCCATCTGATTGCGCCGCCCGGATAGTAATTGTTCGGCAGATTGGCGACGGTGATACTCGCGCCGTCAAGGGCGGTGATATGGGTTCCTGATTCCCAGCTCAAGCGGGAAACGCGACATGAAGAATCAAACAGACAATGCGGGCAGGAACGCTCATAGGTGAGGCGAAGCCCCATTCTGCCCATGCTGGCGGAGATGCTGGTACAGGTAATTTCCACCTCGCCCGGCCTTGTCCAGCGCACACTTTGACATATGCCGATCCAGACAACCAGCGCGGAATCAGGCTCTCCCGGCAGGCCGAAATGAGTGTCGCGGATGGTTAGCCATATTTCCGCCGAGGGCGGATGTCCGGCAAAGAGTTTTACTACCGGCAGATCGTCCGGCGCGGTAAGGGTCAGGGTATCGGCGGCGGTTTGTCCGGTTTGCCTGATGCCGTCGTCGGCAATCGGAATCGGCAAATACGCCTGCTCATAAAACACAATCTCATGATCGGCGTTGGTATAACGCCAGACCTGATGCTCACGGGAGAATTCGTAGAGCCTTAGCGGCGTTCCAAGGGAGATGGAAAATTCCTTGTCGGTAAACGCGCTCATTCTGCCTCCAAATCATCTCTGACGCCCCGAAATGTCAGGCTGACGCGAGAGATGCCGTTATCGCCGGTTATGTGCTCTATTGCCACATCATCGTCGGCAAGGCGCATCAGGGACAGATAGCTGATTCTGGCTATCTCGCGCGGCGTGATTGGACGCGGCAGGAGCGGGTCAAGGCGAAGCCGGATGCCGCCGTCAAAATCCGCCCCGACAATCCGGCGTAACAGCGTCTCCCCGGATTTGAGCCAGATGGCGATGTCCTGCCGTCCTTGCCGATACACGTTATCAAGGATGAAACCGACGGGATTAATCCAGAGAAATTCATCGGTCGTCACCCGAATCGGCGTCATGTCGTCCATGTGGGTCGGCAGCCAGAGAGCGCCCTGTCTGCCTTTCAGGGCATAGAGCAGGGATTTGAGACTGCCAAGGGTGGATAGATTCGCGTTCAGAAAGCGATGCTGACGCAGCGGAAAGCCGCGCTTTGTCACGTCTTTAACGCGGGTTCTGCCGACCTTGACATCAAGGATATTTAACGCTCGCTCGAAGCCGTCGGTCAAATCCTCGCTCTCGTCGGGACGCAGAAGACAGACCGGATGAGCGCGATACGTCGGTAATTGCGGCGCGGGTAAATCCGCCTCACGGGCATCGGTTATTTCAAACGCCGCCTCATATCCATAGAGGCGGTCGGTATGCCGTTTCAGTTCCGGCTGTCGTTCAAGTCTTGCGGCGCGAGCCGGATAAAGCCTTGTTCCGGCCTTGATGGCGGCAGTAAGAGTGCGGGTGAGGAGTAGCCCATTCTCTTTCACTTCCGCGACTTCCACGGCCTCGATCCGCAGGGGGGTATTACCGAGCATGGCGACCGCGCCAAGGGTAAAGGTATCGGCGGGCGTGTCCTCAATCAGGACGGCCACTCTTCCCGCCTCGAAATCCTGATTGGCAGTAACGCAAGGGATGAAGTCAGAGCCGACCGGCACGGCAACTTTCAGGAATTGCGCTTCCGGCCAGATTGGTAATATCCACGCCTGCCCGCCATAGGCGGAAAGCTGATTGGCAAGGAGATTCCTTGCTTCTCCCTCGGCGAAGAATAACGCCTCGTATCTTTTGCGCGGGGCTTGCCGGAGGGCGCGGCGTTGCTCCGCGCCGCTGGTGGAAGTCAAAACATCGGTAAGCCATTCCAGATGTTCAGTGACTGATTCCGTCCAGTTCGGCAGATACGGCCAGGCGCGAATGCGATTGCCGGAGACATGGAGGAATGGCGCGGGTATGTTGAACAGGAATGATACTTTCGCGTCAAGCGCCGCCTCTCCTTCCAGATGGGCGGTGATTGACCAGACCTGCTCTTCCAGAGCGGCGAATGTCCAGGGCGCGGGTTCATCATCCGGCGCGGTAATCGTGAGGCCGTCTGGTATGCCGTCAAGTCCGGTCATGACGCGGGGGATGAGGTCGGAATTCCAGATAGTGAATTCTGTCGTCGTTTCGGTGACGATGCTGCCGAAGGCTATCCTGTCCGGTATCAGGTGAATGCGGTAATAGTAATCATCGCAAAAGCAATTGAGCCTGAAGCCTTGTATCGGACGGGGCATGGCGGCGACCGGAAAGACCGGAGTTCGTACCGCCATTGCCGCGAACAACGGCGGCGCGTCAAGTTGCGGGCTATCCGGCGGCTCCGCGTCGTAGAGAATCCCGCCGATGTGCCATCCGGTCGGTATGGGATAAAAGGCGGGAACTATTGGCATTTTACGTCCCGTCGTAACGGATAGCTACGCCCAGAGTGCCGGAATGGTTGATGTTTGACCCGCCGTCCCGCGCCGTGACTTCCTTTTTAACCCAGGGAAAGATTTTCCATTTGTCTGTGCTTAAGCTATACACCGCCTTCGGGTCAAGGTAATCAACGCGGACATTCCTTGCGTGACGAAGTTCCGCTACCAATGACATGAATCCTTGCGGGCGTGGGATGTAGGCGCGAATCGGCAGGAGCGCCGCGCCCTCGTTCCAGGCGGAGGGTTGCGCCGACAAAAGCGGATGGAGCGGGTACTGGCCGTACATGTTGGCGCCAGCGCCCAGCGCCCATTCTGAGGCGCAATAATCGGTAAAGCCATGATGGATGAAGGACGAAGCGTTATTCGTCGCCAGTCCGCTGCTGTCGGCAAAAATCGCTCCGGATGATCTGTTACCAATTCCAGAGGTACCTCCCGAAGTTGGAGTAAGGGCAAACGAGCCGGACGAGTTTGCAAGGTTGGTTGCTGTAGGGGACGCGCCGGAGAATGTGCCGGATACCCACGCGCCTGTTCCCAAAATCCCCGGAATGCCGCTTATCCCGAAGGCGAGATATTGATATTCCAGAACATTGTGATTAATGAAACAATAGACTTCTTCCTCGAAGGCCATGATGTCGTAGAGCACGGGGAATTGAATCGAATGCCAGGCTCCGTCTCTTATCAGCGCACCCATGCGGACGCGATTGGGGGTTGGCTCTTGCAGGTGTCCGCTTGCGGCATCAAAGCCTGTGCCGCCGGTCATGGCAAGTTCTGGGCGGGCGGCGCTGTCCGCCCCGACAAACAACCTTACCGCGCATCCTGGGCGGGTAATTATGTGACCTTGTTCGGCAGTCCATCCGGCTTGTGCCGCCGCGCCGTAAATCGCGTCGCGTATATCCTCGAAACTTGCCGCTTGTCCGGTTTTATAGGTCATGGGTCGAGCCTCAATGCGTAATTGTCTGGAAAGCCTGTCCGCCATACGTCCTGAATGACCACATGCGTAATCCCATTTACGGTCATGGTATCTTCCACCACGATGTCGAATCCGGCGGTGTAAAAAATACCGTCGAGCATTCCGTAGATATTGCCGGAGTTGTCGTTCAGTTCCACCGGAAGCAATGGATATTGCCCGCCGGTATCGCGTAACGCCTGATTGCCGCTGCCGGAGAAACTTCCGTTGCCGGGCGGCGAGGAGAATAGCGAGTTCTGCCAGGGATAGCAGTACGGCTGGATGATTCCGCCCGGAGAGCGAAGGCGCAGGTTGGCGCGATTGCCCCTGTACGGCATACTGTGGGTGGTTTCGGAATAGCGGGATGTGCCCGCCCCGTTCAGCATCCCGGCGCAAACCAGCGGCAGCGGGTATTGCGACGGACGGCAATAGGGAAGCATCTTACCCAGATAGAACGATTCATAGACCGGTTGCCCCACCTTCAGGGCGGCGGCGATCCGCTGCGGATTGACGGTCAGCCAGAAGTCTATCCGCTGGTTGTGGGCGGGTACGCCGGAGAGCATCGCCCCCGGCTGGGTCTCGAAGGTGTTGCCGGACACATAGCCGGTGAATGCTCCAGCCAGAATGTTGTAATAATCCGATTGCGCGTTCTGATAAGTCTTGAAGCCAATGTAAATGGCTTCCTGTCCGGTGTAGCCGAAACCGCGCATGACAAGCTCCGTCGTCTCGCCGGTTTCATGACGTTCGGTCTGCCAACCGGCTGATTCGGCAAGCTGTTTGACGGCATCCAGAAAATTGACGTGCGCCAATGCGCCGTTGGAATTGTCGACGTGGGAGATTGAATGAGGCATTATGGAAACTCCCTTTTGTCAGGCGAAGAACTCTCCTTGAGCAGCTCCGTAAAACGCAAAACACCGTCTTTATACGCTTGAAGAAGGGCGGCGCGGATTCTTTCGCGAGCACCGTCATCCAGCAGTTGAAAAATCTCTTTATCCGTCGTCATTTCTTCAAACTCCTAAAATCTGCCGGAATTTCTGGGGATCACGCGAGAGCATGATCGTAAATTGCTTTACCCCTTCTTTTGTACGGAAGGCGTTGTACGCGGCGCGAGCCGGATCGTCTATAAATTGGAACTGGAGCTTGTTATCCACATTTGTGTTGCCCATTGATACCTGCTCCGGCTTCCAGTTCATCGTTATGTCGCGCATGGGATTGGTTATGGCTGGCGCGGCGGGGACATATCCCCCGGAGGCATAACCCTTCAGGCGCAGCAATTGTTCAAGGTATGTCCGCATTCCGGGGATGCGGACAAGGGCGGCGGGGATCACGAACTCGCCCTTGTGCACGATTCCGGCGGGCGCGTGTTTGCCGCCTGAGCCGGTATAACCGCCTTCGGCAAAGCTCATGCCGCCTGCCGCGCCTCCTATCGCGCCTGCAATTCCGCCCGCCGCGTTACTGCCGCCAGAAGCGGACAACGCCATCGCCGCCGTCTGAAGCTGAATAGCGGCAGTCTGCAAGGTTATAGCCGCCGTTTGCTGGGTCGTGGCCGCCACCATCTCCTGCCCGACAACGGCCTGCTGTTGCCCAAACAAGCCGCTGATGAAGCTGACAAGGCTGCCCAGAACGCCGCCTTCGCCTGCCGCTTCGCCGCCCGCCGCCGTTGCGGATTGCGCCGTCGCTGCGGCTTGCAACTGCGCCGCCGCCGTTTGCAGTTGGGTCGCCGCCATCTGCTCCTGCGCGGGCAAAAGCTGCTCCTGGGCAAGCAATGCCTGCTCTGCGGCCTGCATCGCCTGCTCCTGTCCCAGCATCGCCTGCATCTGGGTAACGACCCCCTGCGCCGTGGCGACAAGCGTCTGCTGCTGGGTCAATAACGCCTGCTCCGCCGCATTCGTCGCCGCCTCGCCCGCCTCTTTCCCCGCGCCGAACTTGCCAAACAGACTGCCGGTTATATCCTCGGCTATGCCCCTTGCCGCCATGTCAATCATGGCGCGGGATACGGTTGAAGCAAGGGCGGAAATGGCCTCGCGTAAATTCATCGTCCCGTCTATCAGGCCGTTCAGGGCTTGCGAGAGACCGCTTGATACGCCTTCCTTCAACGTTCGCTCAAAGTCAGACATGGTGGCGTTCAGGAGCTTTATCTGATTCTCGACATCTATCAATGCAGCCGTCGCTTGCTTGCCCATCTCGCCCGGCATCTTCGCCATTTCCCGCAATGCGGGCAGAATGCCCTCCAGTTGCCGCGCCTGCTCCAGATTGGCTTTCAGAATAGCCTCCTGCGCCTGCAATGAGGACAAGCCGCCTGTCTCACGGGTGACGTTGATCGTCTCCCGATGTTTGGCAGCGGATTCCTGATAGCGGTCTATCTCCGATAACAATGAATCAAGCTCCCGCTTCATGCCGGATAACGATATGGCCTTGTCCAACTCGGCCTTGACCTTCAATACCGCCGGGTCTTGCCGCTCCAGCTCGACCTTGAATTGTTCGGCGAAATCGGCGGCGCGTTTTTTCGCTTCCCGCCTGTCCGCTTCCGAGTTATTGCCCAGCAGGCGCAACACTTCAATCTCGATTGCAAAGCCGGTATCCCGCAACTCATCGGCGCGACGTTTGGCATCCGCCAGTTCCTTGTACGCCGTTGCCGCTTCATCAATCGCTTCGGCCTGCCTGATCAGGTCGTTTCGCTGCGCCTCGGTGAGATTCTTCGCGTCCTTGCCGGTGGCAAGCCATACGGCAAGCGCGTTCGCCGCCTGGCGCGTTCCTTCCGTCACGCCATTTTGCGCGTCCGCCAGCTTCAGATTCGCCTCGAATAACTGCCGCGTCAAGGCTTCTGCCTGTTGCAGATAAGGGTCGGCCTTTGTCCCGCCGCGTCCGCCGCGCTTGTTTTGCTCCTGTAGTCTGGTGCGGAGCCTGATACTATCTTCAATATCTTTTCTGATTTGTTCCACTTCCTTGCCGCCGCCTTCCACTCCGGCTACCCGAATCATTACCTCAACCTGCGCCTCAACCGAGTTGTTGTTTTGCAGTATGTAAATTTCATTGTTTATCGCCGCCAGTCTTTTCCGCAAGCCTTCCAATGCCTCTTCGTTCTCTTTTGTCCCGCCCGCCGCGCTCCGCATGGAATCTTCCATTGCTCTCACATTATCTTCTGTAGCTTTCATCGTCGTTTGGAACGTCTCCAACGTCCCGATCATCAGTTGCAAGGATTCCTTTTCCCTGTCGGTCATTGCCGTGTTGTTCTGGATTGCCTCTGATAATTGGTTCCAGTCAAATGTCGCGTTTTTAGCTTCCTGACTGATAGTTCTGGCGAAACGCTTTGCATCTTCTGTAAAGTTCAAATCAAGCGAACCCAACTCGCCAGGCATTGCCATCCACCCTCTTGCCATTTCCTCCATAGACTTTCTTACTCCATCCGCCAATTCCTCATATTCCTTCTTCAACTTTCTTAGGTTTTGTCTCTGGAGCGCAATTTCCGCATTCTTTGCGGAAACCGAAAATTTATCAAACTCCTTTCTGACTTCTTCCAACGGTCGAGAAAAATCAATGAGGGCTTCTTTGGCTTCCTTTGCGGAATCGCGGAAGAATAAAAGGCTGGTGGCGGCAGTTGCGACTATAGCGGCAACTCCCGCCCAGCCGCCTACCAGAGCTAACGCTCCGCGTAATGCGGTCGTCGCGCTGCCCGTAGCCGCAGCTACGCGAGTGTTTGCCGCAGCAAGCGCATTTTCCGCCGCCGTAAGCCTATTTGTAGCCAGCGTATGCAGGTCGGTCAGGCGCGTCACCTCTCTCTTTCGCACCGCCACCATGACCATAGATTGCGCGTATGTCAGTTTCGCCTGTATCGCCGCCACATCCGCGCGAGCGGCGGCAAGCGCCGAAGCCGCCGCGTCCCGATCCGCCTCCGCCTGCTGGCGTACCGTAGCTGTCGTTGCAATGGTTGCCGTGGATAATCTCTTTTCCGCAGCGGCGCGGGCATTCGTCGCCAATGTTGCCGACCTATCGGCTTCGTTCCGCAAAGCTATTGCGTCTATATGCGCCTTGTTCGCAGCGGCATTGGCATACGTGCCTTTCGTCGCTATCATCTCTGCCCGCGTACTGACAACCATTGCCTCTGCCGCCGCCAGTTCCGCCAGCCGCTCCACCTCTTTCGCCTTTGCTTTCTCCAGCGCGGTAAACGCCGCTATCTCGCTTGCCTGAGCCAGAGCCTCGGCTGATTTAGCCGCTATCGCATCCGCCTGCGCTGCCTGGTACGCCGCGTACTTTGCCTGCCCAAAAGCTAAAGCCTTTTTTGTCA